ATCATAAGCGTTGTCATTAAGATTTTGACTAAAGTCATAGATTTAATTATTAAAATACTTCAACCAGTTTTAAAAATCATAGTTAAACTTTTAGAGCCAATCATAAAAATTATAGGAATTGTTGTCGAATTGATCTCTTTGATCTTTGATAAACTTGGACCTTTAATTGAAACACTTTTAAAACCATTTGTATTTATTCTTGAAGTAGTGTGTACGATTTTAGAGATCTTTGCACCTTTACTTGAAGGAATATGCGACTTGCTAGGAAATGTTCTAGCACCAGTTTTAGAATTGGTATTTGCAATCTTAGAGCCTTTCATTAGGGTGTTGAATGCAATTATCGATTTAATCAGCTGGTTATTTAATTTAATCTTTGATGGTTTAGGAAGTTCTACAACTGGGGTTGAAGATTTCTCTGATGCCTTTGAATTCAATATGGGTGGAGCAATCGGTACTGCTATAGAGATGTTTGATCATTTCTTTAGTTGGTTAAGTGATGCTTTTAATAATTTTATTTCATGGCTTTCAGATATTGGTTCTGCAATAGGCGATTGGTTCAATGGTGTTGTTGATTCATTTACTAATTGGATTAATGATGGAATTGAGTCTATAGGAAATTGGCTAACTGATACTTGGGACTCTGTAGTCAACTGGTGTTCTGATGCAGTAGACACTGTAGGAGGATGGATAACAGATGCATGGGATGGAGTTTCAAATTGGTTTAATGATGCCGTTGATACAGTAGGAGGATGGTTTAGTGATGTTGGTGATTGGTTCAGTGACACATTTAATTTAGGTGGAGGTTCTTCATCAACTACGACAAACAATAATCAAACGACAAATACAACAAATCATGTGACTATCAATACTACATCATCAGAATTTGATGTGGATTCAATTAATAAAGCATTAGGAGGTAACTATCTATGATTAGACAATTCTATTTAGTGAATGAAATAGGTCAAACCTATTTTTTTGATTATAGAAACGCTACTTTAATTTCTGATATTACAGATCTAGGCTTTAGTAAAAATAATACATATCTAAAATATGATGATGACTATTCGTTAGTAAAAACAGAAAATCCACAGGGAACACTACAATTTAAAGTGGTGTTCCTTAATGGATACTCTGGATACAATAGTTTCTTAAATTTTTATAAGAATTCATCAGGAGATCTAAGACTATTTTATAAGTATGATGAAAATCCTAAATTTTGTTATGTTCGAATTAAATCATTAACTAAAACACAACTGGAAGCAGGAGCGTTAAATTGCTCTTTAACTTTAGATAAACTTTCACTTTGGATTTTAAGAGAATCTGTAACTATTAGAGTAAATGAAGATTTAAATGGGAAAGTATTTCCTTTTACTTATCCTTTTATTTATTCATCGACTTTCAATGGAACTATGACGATTACTAATAATGGGGAAACAAAAGCCCCATTAATTGTTTCTATATATGGAGCAGTTAATGAACCTACAATTGAGATATATAAAAATGATACTTTGATTTCAAAATTGCGTTTATTAGTTAGCTCTGAAGATTGTGAGATTGAAGTTTCTGCAGAACCAAAGAATCAATATATGATAATGAAGGAAGAAGGGGAAGAAAGTAACATCTATCAATTTCAAGATTTTACTTGTGATAATTTCTTGTTTTTGGATAAAGGGAGTTATCAAATTAAATTCTCTCCTGGAGTGTCAGAAGATACTTTCTGCAGGATTACAAAATTAGAAGGGTACAGTGGTCATTAATATGGAACTAGTATTTTTAAATAAAACAGATCTTAGTGTCTTAGATTATGGATATGTTGAAAAAGACTTCCAATTAGTTATCGATTCAGTAATTCCTCAAAAGTCTAACTTCAATGTAAACAAAATAGGGATTAATGCAGAAGTAGGAGATCTAGTGATTGTTAAGGAATCATCAATTAATTACATAGGCATAATTTTATCAATTCAAGTGGATGAACAAAAAGGAATAAGTAAAGTTCAAACAAATGACTTTATATCTATTTTAGATATAAAAGTAAAGTTGAAATCATATTCTGGAAACTTGTCGTTATACCTTTATAACTTAATTTCTGATGCTTATCTAAAAAATGCAGATATTTATCAAAGAATTAGTTATCTATCAATCGCTAGAGATTATCAAACGATTACTGGTTCACTAACTTATGAAGCAGACACGATTGATTCGATTTCAAATGTTGTTAAAACACTTAATAAAGGATACTCGATTGGTCTAACTTATAACCTTATTTATTTTAATGGGGAAATAACAGGAATCGAGCTTCATATTTCAACTTGTACTAGTGGTTTAATACTTAAAAACAATTACAAAGGAATAACAGATCTAGTTATTTCTAGCAGTGGGGAGCAAACAATTAATAAAGTTATTTTTGAACCTTCTGATGAGAATGTTACTTATAAAACAAGAATCTGTTATTACTTGCTAACCGATGGAACAATAACTACTTTACCTAATAGTACAGGTAGAATTAAAAATGTTTCATCAATAACAAAAATATTTAAAGATGCAGATTATGCTTCTTTGAAAACAACTGCTCAAACCGAGATGTTTATTTCATCGTTAGAGCATTCAATTACTTTTAATCTAAAAATGGATAATAAAGTAGCAGTACCATTTAAGGATTTTAATGTTGGAGATTTCATTGAATTTATTACTCCAACTAAAACATATCAAACAATGGTTACTCAAATTTCACTTAAAAATCTTTATCAGGCGAGTATCACTTTAGGTGAGTATAGAGTGAGCTTAACAGATAAAATCAAACTTTTAACAAAACGACAATAGGAGGAAATAGTATGGGATTAGTAAAAATCACATTTGATGGAAGTAATGTAACTTCAAAACAAGATGCAGATATTAACTTTCACGTCACTGGTTTAGTTCCTGCAGGAATTATACGAGGACTTGGATCTGAACTATCTTATTCTGCATCAAATAACTACATCACATTTCAAGACGGATATGTTCAGATCTATGGAAGAAGAATCTACATTGAATCAGGAAGCCAAGTTTATGTTTCTTTAGATTCAACTAAATATGGTTATGTCTGTATTACTGTCAATTTGACTACAAATACTGTCACTTTAGGAGTAGTTGAAACAACTTCATCTTCCTATCCAACACTTACTCAACAAAACCTTCATACTACAGGTAAGATTTATCAAATGCCTATTGCCAAATATTCAAAGACAACTACTTCACTAACTCTTCAATCATTAGAAAGAACTTTTATTGAAACACCTTTATCAGTTGCTAATTCTGGTTATAGTAGGGCATTAACTTATATTGATAATTTCCATAGTGCTTATAACTGGAAGGGAGATTGGTACACAAATACAACTACTTGCCACTTAACTGAAAATCAATATAAAACATATCCTGATACAATGTTTGTTATACATGTTAGTTGTGGTGTTACCGTTTGCATTCCAGGAAGATTTATTTCTGCAACATCAAACTTTATGGTTGAGTATGCTTATGGTGGAACAAGTTATATGATTACCTGTTCTTCAGATAATGATGAGGAATATGTGTCTTTTAAGTTAAGTAATACATCACATTATATTAGAACAATCTATGGTGTTAGATAGGAGGAAGATTTATGGAAAATATTAAGAAACTATTTAAAAAAGATAAAATTTTATTGATCTATCGTTGTGGTTCATATGCTTTTGGAACTACAAATGAAAATAGTGATGAAGACTATGTTGTTGTTTTAGAAAACTTCAGTGGACTAAACCATTATGAAGTAGGTAAAAAAGAATACTTTATTTTTGGTTTAGAAGAATGGATTGAAAAACAAGAATTTAGCGATGACTACGATGAATACTTTGAAATATTTAATGATGAAGTATTGGCATTTCCTAATAACATTATTTATCAAGAAGAAAGCATAAAAGAGCTAGTTGATAAATTTAAAAATGAGTTCAAAGATAAATATAAAATCTGGATTAAAAAAGTCGTTAGATATTTTGATAGTATTATCAAGCTTAACACAATTAATAAGCAAATGTACCATTTAATAAGAATCAAACATATCATAGAAAACTATGAGAAATTTGGTTCTTTTTCTTTAGATTTATCTAAAGAAGTTATCGATTGGATTGATACATTTAAAAAGGCAGAAAACAAAAAAGCATTTAAAAACACAATTGTTGAAGCCTTAGTTTATTTGAAAAACAAAGGAGGAAATGACTGATGAATGGAACAGACATTGCATTAACAATTATCAGTGTGTTAGGAACAATATCTAGCATACTTTTTGCTTTTCTAGCCTTTAGAAGAAATGACAAAAAAGACACTAAAGAAGATGCTAAAAACGAAGGTGTAATCCTTAGTGAAATTGGTTATATTAAATCTTCAATTGATCGTATAGAAAAGAACCTAGATAGATTAGAAGAAAGATATTCTAACTTATCAAATAAAATCGTCAAGGTTGAAGAGAGTGTTGCAAGTGCACACAAAAGAATCTCTGAACATATTAACGATACATTAAAACATGGAGGACATAATCATGAATGAATTAATAATGAATATCTTATCTGTAGTTGTAACTGCAGTCATATTACCATTAATATCATTTGCAGGGACAAAGTTGATATCATACCTCAACTCGAAGATAAAAGATAATAATGCAAAAGAATTATTAACAACTGCAACAACGATCGTCACAAACGCCGTACGCTCGGTCTTTCAAACATATGTTGATAGTTTGAAGGCAAGTGGAACATTCGACGCACAGGCTCAAACACAGGCCCTTACTAAGGCAAAAGACATCGCTTTGTCACAGATGAGTAATGATGTGAAAAATTATATTATTACTAATTATGGT